ATGTGTTTTACCAGAGTGTAGCTGACCGTTAGGCATCTTATGATATTTGCCTTTATGTATCGTTCCATCCTTTTTGTAATGGTTTACGCCCATTCCCATAACCTTCTCCAAAAAGTTTTACTACCCTATGATATACCATATTTTTCATGCCTTCCAATGTTTTGTTGTGATCTGGTAGCTCTTGCCATGCTTTTTTTCTTTCCTCCCGAGTGGGCAGGCTGGCAATAGTTTTGGGTAAACCCATTTGCATAGCAGTTAAATAGATAAGATCATGCCACTTTGGATCTATGTCAGACATATAATCCATGCGTTCTTTATGCGTTCTGAGTAGGCTTATGTTGTGTGAGTATTTAAGATTATCAATCTGTCCATTCTTCTTGTGTTTCATCTGCGGAATACTCTAATTGTTTTAGTAGCTCTGCATAGTGTATTGCCTTATTAACATCTTCAACGCCACCTTTGAGCCTATGTCTTACAATGTATTTTATAACATTAGACTCACAAGTGTTTAGGTGATTTAACTGACAGAACTCAACAACCTGTATAGGCATATTCTTGTAGTGATTACCACCTACTTGCTTATTTAGTGCTGTTTTTGACGATCTCTCTAAGCTTTCTGAGGAGCTCTTCTTCTGTTCCATATCTTCTGATGAACTCTGCTTTGAAAGGATGTCTCGAAACGAATCTTTCATTATTTTCTCCTTGTCGGTGGTGTGGAAAGCACAATCCTATTGTTTCTAGATGTGCATCTGGTTTGGTTTTGCCATTGATGTGATGAATTTCGCATGGTGTGTAGCAGTCGTAATGTAGTCTACAGACTATGCACCCCTCCTGGGATATTGAGTTCATCCAATCTTGCTCTTGCTTGTTCGGTGTTCTGCCTTTCATATTCTTCGTATAAGAAGTTTAGATTACTAATTACATATTCATTATAAGGCTTGCCAACCTCTTTGTAATTGCTAAATTTTCTTACCTCAGATAAGTTTTCTTGATGCATATCTATGCAAAACGATTTAAAGTCTTTAAGCTCCATACCTACTCCTCTCCATTCTTAAGTTTGCCATTTTGGTTCTCCACTCCTCAAACTGCATATCAATAGCAGCCTTCTCCGTGTTTAATGCATCAAGCCTAGCCTTTGCATTAGCAACCTGTAAAGATGCGTTAAAATAGCTCTCAGACGCTTCTGCTTTAGATTTTTGAGCATTATAGCTACGCTCTCCATCTTCTTTTGCTTTACACAGCTCAATCCAAAAAACTTTTTTTAAGTTCACTTCAAACTTTAGCACATTTATTCTAGCTTCTTTAATATCAGGAATGATATCTCTAAGCTGTTGATGAAAGTTTTCAGATTTGTCCATATTGTTTTCTTCCCCCGAAAGCCTGCTCCTCTGGGTCCACAAACCTTGATCTGTGTCCTTCAAACCCTAGCTCAAACTCTCCTGTTTCACCCAATCTGTTTTTTCTAATTATAACCTCTGCTAGACCTGTATCCAAAGAGTCATAGTATTCCTGTCTATACAACATGATTACCATATCAGCATCTTGCTCTATAGATCCTGAGTCTCTTAAATCTGAGAGGACTGGTCTTTTATCCGTTCTCGCCTCCACACCCCGATTTAATTGAGATAACGAGATTAACGGACAAGAAATTTCTTTCGCCAGTCCTTTCAGAAGATTGGAGATGTAAGTCATTGATGCAGTTCTGCTATCAGAATTACTTGGTGCTTTGTTTGTTGTCATCAAAAGCTGTAAGTAATCAACTACTATCAAATCAACATCTGTGATTGATTGTATTGCTTTGGTTTTGTTTATTAGGGTCTCAATGGTGATAGGTGATTTGTCATAGATGTATAAGCCAGAACCAGATAGTTGTTGTTTTACTGTATGAAATGATGCCCATTCGCTTTTAGACATATTGCCAGCAATAAGAGAATCCATTTTAATGCCTGACTCAGAGCTTATTATTTTCTTAACAAGTTGTTCGTTTGTCATTTCAAGACTAAAAACTAAAACATTTTTGCCTTTCATAACATTGTTTGTTGCTATGTTCAGTGCCCATGTAGTTTTACCCATGCCTGGTCTGCCAGCAACAACAATAAGATCGCCAGCCTTAAAGCCTTTTATTTTTTCATCTATGTTTTTGAAACCAGTTTTTATTAAATTCTTGCTTACTGCATTTGCATCTTTTAACTCTTGCTCAACAGTGTTTATTACATCAATAACATTTTTAGGTGCTCCAGAATTTTTAGTTATCTTGTTGTTAATTAAAAGGTCATTAACTTTATCTATCATTTCCTCAATCGTTATATCCTCTGCAACGATGGCTGGTATTTTTTTTGCAAGGTTTTTTAGTTTGTTTTTAGATGTTTTTAAATTCATCATCTTCATCCAAGCAGAAAATCCAGCAGACGAAATACAGTATCCTGCCGCTTGCCTGACTTCCTCAACCATGCTTTTATTTTTCAGGTTGTGCATGACCGTAACCATGTCTGATCTTTGGTGTTCTAACATAACCTCATAGGCTTTACCGTAAGCTTTGTTTTCAAAATGTTCTGGCAACAAGCCCTCTTCTTGTGAAAGTAAAAACTTTTTATGATCTAAAATTATTGATCCTATTAAGTTTGATTCTAAGTCTAATAATTCCTTATCCATATCTCCTCTCTATAATTGCATCAAATTGATTCATACCTAACATTGTCATTAGTGTTGGCTTTTTGTCCCAGTAAGACCTTATCCATTTTTTATGACCATCACTATTTGCAATGCTGAAGTATGCTTCCCAAAACTCTTCCTTAGTAAGATCTATTTTGTTATTTGTTTTTGGTGAGGTTATTCCTTTTCTCCCCAACTCCCTGAGCTCCTTCCATCTTGGCACAGCCTTGAATGTATTGACTGAGTGCTGATAAAAAACCTTGTCAGTTTTTTCTTTATAAATATCATTTATTTTTTCCAACTCTAGTATATATACCTTTTTAGTATTAACTTTAGTATTGTAGCCACCTGCCGACCCCCTATAGCCGTCTGCCGACCCCACCTTAAGGGTATAAAGATTGCTTGTATTGTTTCGTTTTTCCCAGTCAATAAAGCCAGCATCTTTTAACTTTTTTAAATTATCTTTTACAGCTGTTAATGAAAGACCTGTAATTTCTGTTAGCTTTTCATGTGATGGATAGGATTGACCAAACTGATCTGAGTAATTAGCTAATGCAAAAAGAATTAATTTTTGAGTCGGTGAGACTTCAATTCTAATAATTTTTGTAATGTATTCTACTGACATTTTGTTTCCTCATTTACATTTAACACCAAAAATAAAATAAAGTAAATACATAAAATTAGTTGATTTATTAATTTACATCATTATACTTATTACAAACTGGAGGAAATATGAATAATCTTATCGATGCTTTATTGAAAGCACAAAACGAAATTGACCATGCTGTAAAAGATGGGACCACACACTTTGGTGGCTATCCAACCCTTGAGGCTGTTATCAATACAGTCAAGCCAGCACTTAATAAAAATGGTATTTATTATCAACAAAAAACAGTGGCTAGTGAAAGAGGTGTTGTTGTAGAGACAGTCTTTTATGGACATGGTGCAGAATTAAATGCTGGTCAACTTATGGTTCCAGCAACAAAAAACAATGCTCAACAATTTGGTTCAGCACTTACATATGCAAGAAGATATGCTTTAGCTACTGCTTGTGGTATTGGTGCTAGAGATGATGACGGTCAAGAGTCAACTAATGCATCTAACGATATAATAGAAGATGATAAGCCTGAAAATCATGTTGCTGATATGTTGAAGGATTTAGAAGATGAGCAACCAAAAAGCAAATCTGAATCAGATAAAATATACCAAAGACACTTAGAGACATTTCAAATTACAGACGATAAAGAAGTTCAGGCTGAACTTACATCTGCATATGCAAAATGGGTTGACGACAAAAGAGCAGCAAGAGCCAAAAAAGATGAGGATCTTTTATGAAAATAAAACAAGGCACGCCTGAATGGCACGAACAAAGAAAAGGTATTATTACTGGAACTAGGTTTCAAAAAGCTGTCAAAGAGTGTATATGGACTAAAGGAGATCAGTGGGAAGCTCTAGGTAGAGAAATGTATCGTGGAGACCACAACCTTTCTCAAGATCCTTTTAATCAAAATGCTATTTATGCAATGAAGTGGGGCACAGAAAATGAGCCTGTGGCTATACAAGCACTCAAAGAAATGGGCTTTCAGATAGTTCCAACATCTTTTGTAAAACACAAGGAACATGATTGGCTTGGTATGTCGCCAGATGGTTTGCTTAAAAAAGGCAGAGATAATAAAAGATCAGCTATAGAAATTAAATGTCCGATTAGTAAGCCAGTAGAAAATGTTAAAGAATCAAAAAGAAACTATTGGCATCAAATGCAGCTTGGTATGGAGTGTATGGATTTAGATGAAATGCTTTTTGTGCAATGGACACCGAATGAAATCAAGACAGAGTGGGTTGAAAGAGACCCAACTTGGGCTGAAAGATATATACCAAAAGCAAAAGAATTTCTTGTTTGGTATAAAGAACAACTAGAAAACCCAGAAGTTATTACAAGATGGGCTCAAGATAAAGAAGAGCCTGGAGTGAACTATAAGCCTGTTGATGAAGATGATGATACATCTAAATTAGCAAGTATTATTGCCAAACTAAAGAAGCTAGACGAAGCTAAGAAACCGTTGGAAGCAGAGAAAAGAGAGCTCGCTGACAAGCTGGTTGAAAAGCATAGTGGAGCCTTTAGCACGCCTACGGTCAAGTGTCATATGACACACGCCAAAGGGCGTATAAACTACACCAGAATGGTGAAGGACCTAGAGATACCTTACGATCAGGTAGAGGGCTACAGAGAAGAGGGTAAACCTAGGATCTATACTAAATTAGTGGAGAATAAAAATGAGTAAAGTATCAATGACTACAAGGCTTCCTGTAGAGGTAAGTCATGTTATGGATAAATCCAGAAATGATAGAAACCATAGATTTTATGACAGGTCTAATTCCTACATAATTAATAAGGTTATGTCTGACTGGGCAAAACGGGAGAAGAAAAATGGATAAAAAAGAATATCTAAATAAAGGCGGTGTTTGGAAAAACGATTACAAAAAAGATGCCAAAGACGGCAAACCAGATTTTACAGGGAATAAAGGAGCTGGTTTACATCTAAAAATACAGAATGGTGATACCAACTACAAAGATGAGGTTATTGTTAAGGATATTGAAAGTCTAGTAACTTATGATAAGGAGGGAAATGCTTACCCTTTTCTTATTAAAGATGCAAACGGAAACATTGTTGGCATAGAGCTACGCTTAAATGTTAAATCTTGGAAAAGAAAAGAAGGAGGAAAATCTAATGCTCCAGTTCTTACATTTCAAGTAGAGCCGAATGTTAATAGTGGTAATGAAAACCAAATACCTTTTCCAAAAGAAAACGAAACAGGTAATAATATGTCTAATGATGACATCCCATTTTAAATAAGGAGTAAAAATGGAAAAAGAAAAAACTAATAACGAAGCTGCACAACCTCAACCAGTAGATAATATTAATTTAAGTATTGGTGGAGAGATCAGAAACTATCAAGTTGAACATCTATCTGATGATGCTAAAAATAAGCTTGCAAGAGTGAATCAGGATGAGGTTCAAGTGCTGCCTTTGATACAAAGAATATTTACTTTAGCAGCCCTGGGTGCAAGAGTTGAAGCTGAAGCTATGGAAAAATCATTACCTAATAAGTATGAAGTTGTTAAACAACCAGAAGCT